TTTATGTTTAGCATTATGCTCTTTAACTTTATTTTTTAGTGAGGTTAGTACCTTCTCGGAAAAAGTGATCTTGCCTCCCTTTTCTCCAGCGCTACCGGGTTTATTTTTAGAAGAACCTTTCTTTTTTTCACTTGGTTTTGCGGGAGTTTGAGCTCCAGATTTAGGGCCGGGTCTGGCCGCTCCTAACTCTTCTAGGAAACCGTTTTGTACTATATCTTCCAGAGGATTTATAACTTCATTATACTCCTCCCAAGTCATTTCATGCTCGCTGGCTTGAGCTTCATCACACCCGCATCCAGTATCACATCCGCAGTCTTCGCCCTCCTCTTCATCTGGATCGTCTATAAAAGCAAGCGCAGGATTGATTGTAAGCAATTCATTGTGATCGAAAATCCTAGCGCCATCCCATTCATACTCCTGCTCAGAGCCTTCCACCTTCTTACCAGCCCTCCATTGTCGGCAAGACCAGTAGCGGGCTTTCCATTTTGGCCCCGGGTTATCGCAGTTGTGTCGTGCTCGAAAACTTTTACGACGATCTGGATCATCCCTTTTTATTTCCATATTTGGGTCGCCAAAATTAACTTTTACAACATTACCCTTTTCATTCTTGACATATACGGAAAACTTTTTCGGCCCGCTTGGTGTACGGAAAGGCTTATTAAGAGTCTTCTTTTCTTTCTCTGCAATGATCTGGCTGGTGAAATCGACTATCATTTTATTTTATTACACTTTCTTACACATTTTTTTCTGTTTTTCCAGCGTTCCTTGCATTCAGTTATTTCTGGCCCCCAGCTTTTACTATCAAAGCTTAGACCTTCTCGTTTCGTGGCTAGAAACCATACTATTTTATCTTTACCGTCTGGCGTTTTCCAAATACCGGGGTATTCATCTTCAGTATACCCTCTTTTTAGAAGCTCTTCAGTTACCTCGCTTCTTGTCATTAACCTTGATTGGTTCGTGTTGTCTGGTTGCATAAATATGATGAAGTTTGTCGTAGGCCTCGTTGTAATTCCATCGGGGGCATTTAAAAGACATGGTTCGGTGCTTGGGGTAATCTTCTTGCCATACCCAAGTACCTGCGCATCCGCTCGAGCACATCAAGAAAAACATCAAGGCTAGATATCTTACCAGAACCATATTGTATAATCCTCTCCTTCAAAATCCTCTGGAAGTATATCATAATTCTTTTTCTTTTTTGCATTCATCACATATTAATTTTAAAGAGTTATTTATCATAACCCATGTTAATTCTGTTTCGGCGAATTCTTTTTTACATTTGAAGCATTGACACATTTTTTCTCCCCCCAATTGATTGCTTCATAATTATCTTTATACCCGCTAGAAAAACAATTTCTTGGCTTATCCCCTTTTCCTGCTTGTTTTTTCTCTTTCATATTTCGACCTACACACCTTACAATTACACTTCTCAGCCATAAAACGCAATTTAAAGAAGTTTTTAAAGTTATTTATAGCTAATTGAGTGAATAAATTCATCTATAAAAAAGCCCCGCCGTGATGTTCAACTCACGACGAGGCGCCCACATTACCCAAATATACTAAAGACCTCCTGCGGCAGCTATAACACCAGCTATGGTCAAGATTGTCCAAGCAATCATGACTTTACCTCCTACATTCATCCACCCCCAAACAAAAGCAATTAGGCTACCTATGCCACAAACAAGAGTAAGAATTATTGTGGCGATACCTAAGCCTGAGCTTCCATTATCAAACATATTTTTTATAATTATAATAAGACACACTAGCGAAGGGAGCGCCAGCACCAACTGAATAGGACTAATTTCTGTTTCCATATTATTTAGTGTTAATGTTTTTCAATAAGAAACTTATCTACTGAAAATTTAAACGCGAAGAAAGATATAACAGGCCAAAAGAATAATATCAACAAATTAAACCATAGTGCTTCGTCTAAATTATCCGCGGCAGAAGGGAGAGCGCCGCCTATAGCCAGAAAAAAACCTACAACGAATCCAATTCCAAACAACCCAGCTATACTCAGTAGCGACATCACAATAAAAGCTTTAATATAATCAATCATAGTTACTATTTTACGCTACTTTAGTAGTATTAACTAATTATTTTTTAACTAGAGGCTTAGGTGTTTTTACTTTTTTCACCTCATACTTACTTTTATCTTGCTCGTAAAGCCTAGTTAAATTGTAAAACTCTTCGTACTCAACGAAGGTGCCAAAAGTATAGGTCTGGCTAACCCCATCGCCCAAGTCGAATACTACATGCCAATCGTTTTCTTTGTCGCTTTTTTCAGCTCTCATTGCGGCTTTTCGTAAAGCTGTAGCCTTGAAGGTTTTAACAGCGTGCTGATAAGAAATACCATCTCTTCCTTGCTTGCCGTATTCTCCGTGCTGATAGTGATCCTTAACCAACTGACCTTTCGGGTCTATGCCGAAAATAGTCCATTGACCTTCAGTGTATTCAGAAGCTTTATAAACATTGTTCCTGCCTTTAAAGGCATGCGCTGGGATATTTTCTCCCGCGACTATGTTAACATAGATAGTTTTATTCTCTTTGCGGGATTTCTCAGCCGCCTTCTTCAGTGCCATAAAAAGATTCCTGTTGTAATAATTTAACGACTGGTAGAATGCTTTATTTGCTCCAGTTTTAGGGATAAATAGAGTCTTTTTCGTGATGATATCGTTTATCGGGAAATACTCTTTGCCTGTCGGTTCGCTCCAAATTTCTTCCCGAGTTAATACTCTGTCGTCTAGCTCGGGGATGTATTCATTTGTGAAAGCAACAAATGATCTATTCTCTTCTGTCTGTGCGAAAGCAGCGACGGAAGCCAACATGAATAATATAAACGTTTTCATTTCTTTAACAGCCAACTGCTGCTTTGAATTTTTTTTCCTAGTTTGTAGACTGGTTTAATGCCTATTTGTTCGCATGTTTTGTGCTCAGGGGTATTTTCTCCGCTGGTTCGGTCGCCTCCATTGCAAAAAATCATGTGCTTATACTTATTTTTATAAAGTGCCCTGACCCATTCAAGGGTGTTGCAGACAGTATCATCTTGATCAGCAGATTCTACTACCATATCCACAGGCTTCAAAGATTCTATAATCTTTAGCCTCTGCTTAAGAGGCATGAAAGGCTTACCCTTCTTGCGCTCTAGGAAAGCATCGTCATTCACAATTACGCATAAATCATCTGCCATACTTTTAGCCTTCTCAAAAAGCTCAATATGACCTACATGCACAGGATCAAACCCGCCGCTAACTATTGCTAATTTCATTTGTAAACTCGGTAACTATCACTATCTTCGTGAAAGGTGCTTATTTCGATAAATTTAACCGGCCCGTCATGAGCTTCGAGCTTATGAGGTACAAGCCTATCCATAATAAACCTTTGCCCTTCTTTTACATAATGGGGAGCTGTCTCCGTGGTCACGGTATCTACTATGTATATACATAGTATTCCTTCTAGGATGTAAAAAGACTCATGTTTTTTAGCATGAAAATGCATTGAGGTGGACTTGCCTTCTTTAATGTAAAGAATCTTACCACAATAATTTTCTTTTTCATTGTTCGAGAGCCAAATTTCATGACCCCAATCTTTTTCAACTTTGTCAGTCACTTAGGGTTATTTCTTTTTCTGTATGCGTTCTATAATCTCGAACATCTTAAGGCGCGGGATGTCCTTAACTGTATTCCAGTCATCTGCTCCGTCGGCCCCTTCTTGAACCATTTTGTCTTTTATAGACATGAAATCTATCTTCTTTTCCTTCATTAAGTTTTTAAGGAATAAATCGGGAGAAGCAGCGTTAGAGTTAGGTTTTGGAACCGAGATCTTTGCGTTCTTTATCTCTTCTTTAGCCACAATATTAATACGTAAAAAATTTCTAATTGCGCGACAAAAAGCTCGGTTTTCAGCAATAGCGGCGAGATACATTTGACCAAAACTCTCAGTATTTTTAATTCCGGCGTCAGCTATAGCTTCGAAGGTAACAGAATCTTCCCCTGCTGCACGAGTTTCGTAATTCGCTATCCATTCAATAGAGCAAGAAGCGCAAACATACTCGGGAGAGGCTTCATGAACCTTGTAAGTTACTGACTTAAAACCCCTGACAGAAGCCAGATCCTTTAATCCCCCAAGAAGGATAATTAATTCATTGTCCTCTAATTTACTTATGTCTGTTTCGTCAGTACGATCTCTATTGGCGACCAAGAACTCAGGCTTTATCATTTTACGCCAGTCAACAGTGCCGTCCTCGTTGAAATGATATTTTACTGTCTTATCTTCAATCAAGCCGTACTTGTTGCGGATAAAGGTATGAGGCGGTTTATTTATCTCTGTAGATCCCATATGTAGAAGAATATTACAGGGCTCGGGGTGTGGGGTCAAGTGATTTTTTCAAAAAAATGGAAGTGGTCTTCCTCTTCCCAAAATAACGGATCATCTACTACCTCGCAATAGCCGTGCTGCATTGTTTCTGATCCATCCTTTAGTCGTAATAAAGCGCTTGTCGAGGGATAAAATTTACCATTATGAATTATTGAGTGGGTTGATTTGTAGTAAATATTATCTTTGCCTTCAAGCTCAGGAAAATCTTTTTTAGATTTTTGAGATATTTCGTGGATTAAGTCGTAATCTAAGTATTTTAATTTTATGTCATTTATTTCATTAGAGCTTTTTCTTGTCCTTAATAAATAATTAATAGATTTACTTTTAAGTTTTTTTACAAAATCTACGCTATTATCATCACTGATATAATAAACAAGTTCAACTATCCTGTCGTGATAATTATTTATAATGTTATCGCTCAAGGGTTTTTTCGTAATTATTGAACAGGGACACGCTTGGAGCTGCTTCTCAAGATTCTCTTCGTTAAAATTAAGATCCATCCTTACAATTAGAGAAGAAACTCCTAGCTTTTGGGAGTCTATTAAATGAGAAAGGTTAGATTCAATACGTGGAATATGAAAAGCTGTCCCAATCCTTAACGTTCTGTACTCCCACGGAGCGTCAAAAAGATCAAGTTGCCTGAGCATTTTTTCAGCTACATCCTCTGGCTTGATGTTGTTTATGGATTTGGGTGACTCTGACGGGTTGTAGGTGGGGCGAGGATAATCTGAGTCAGCTTGGCATATTTCAATGTTAGAATCATTAGACCAATAAGGTTTAAACTGGGATATGTAACAATTATTAGGAAACAGTACCACTAAAGGTTTTCCTAACGATGAAGCTATATGTGATGTTTCATTATTGGGGCTAGCATGAAGCAGGGATTTATTTATAACGTAAGCCCTTTGATTGAAGTCGCACTGACCTAAGGTGCTGTAGCAGCCATTTAACGGCCTGCAAGATTTGTCTCCTGTTTGTATTATTTTAATTCCTTTCTTGCCAAGTATGGGAGAAATTAGATTAACTACTAGTTGCCAATGATCGTAGACCATTGAGGTTGTATTTAAACTTGATGTGTCTATAGTTATATAGTCATCTACAGCTAAAGGAAAAAATTTTTCATATAGATGAGGACGATCTATTTTTAAATCATTTTGTAAAGCGTAGGATTCTAAAACGTGCATAGTCTTTTTTGGTCAATTATGTCTTTTGAATTATGTATGTAATTGTTAACTCTCTGCGTAGTAAGGTAAGGGATAAAAGCTATTTCAAAAAAACCTTTCTGTTTACCGACTCCCTCTAAATAAAGTGAATTGTCAAACTGGGGGTTGTAAGGTATAACTTTATGCACATATTCAGAGCCTTCTATGATTCGAAAATATTCAGGTTTAGTGCTGACGTATAAGTTATAATCTGGATATTACATATACTATTCTTTTACCTTCGTCGTCCTTATCTAGGAAGTCTTCTGTCTTTATTGGAAAATGTGTTTGGTTATGATCCCTAGCAACCTTTCTAAAGTAATCCTCTATCTGCGAGCGGGGAGTCTTGTTAGATAGTGCCGTCATCCAATTTTTGTATCCATCATCGTTGACGTGGTTATCTGTGTTTAAGATTAGCTTGTAGAGAGATAAGATCCATTCAGAATCGTTATCGGTATGGGGCACAAAAGCTTCAGGAAAATTCTTTTTCTGATTTTCTGGTTTTGTGTCATTAAAATCATATCCAGTTGATTCTAACCCATCTATAAACTCCTCAAACTTTTTACCTATGACTTCAACCGAAAAATTATCCCAAGCCCATTGCCTAGAAAGCTCGCCCCGCTTCGCTCTCTCTGCCGGAGACATATTATAAACAATATCTATAGCTGTAGCTATAGAGAAGGGGCAGGTGGAGGCCTTCTTAAACTCTGTCTGATGCTCTCTATATTCTGACCACTCTAGGGGAATAGATCCGGAGCCTTCTTCGCAGCTTTCTTCACCGCAACTATAATTTGTAACTAATGTTATAAGTTCTGTTAATTTAGCCTCTTGAATAGGTATTTCTTGTCCGCCGCTTGTAAACGGATGGCAATATACATCCATCAAATTATAAATTTCATTTAACTGCTCTTCCCGTATCCCGAAGCCTACACTGGTAGTGACTTGTGATTTAGCGGCTCCGCATAAACTACAATCTTGATCTTGTCCCTTGTACGGCTTTACTTGATAATCATGACATTTTTTGCAGACATGCGTAGTTAGTATCTCATCAGGATTAATCCCATATTCTTTAGCTAGGGAATGTATATTCCATCCTTCCTTCCAGTGCGTGTGCAAAAGTAAATACGTTTTCTTTTTAGGTTTTTCTTGCTCCTTCCATTTTGCGTAGCCTTCCAATAAATTAGGGACAGATTTTCGAAGCTGATTCCTAAACACAAAACCAACTATAAAAGCGTCCTCTTCTATATTGTTCTTTTTACGCAGACTGAGCCGATCTTCATCGCTTAATCTGTAGAAAAAACTGTCGTCAATACAGCCATGCATTGTCTTAACGTGATTATGCCCCATCTCGTTAAGAGCTTTTGTTGCGAAAGAACTCCAAATCCAATAATTTTTAATTTTTGGAGCGTTCTTTATCGCAGATGGAAGGATTGGGAGTGAGTCTAAGGTAGTCCAGATAGTAGAATGAATTTTATTAAACCAAGGTTTATCTATCGCGAACTCTGTCCCCCATATATCTTGTACGCCAAAATAAAAGTCAGGCTTCTCCTCTTTTACCACCTTGTCTACTAAGTAGCCTCCGTAACTAGCTATACGGGCTTGACCCGGATCTTGACTTATCCTAGCTCTTTCGTTCGGGTCGTCAGGTAAAGTGCCTATAGATTTCCATGGGGTTTTCTTTAGTGTGGCGTCAGAATAAGCTGAACCGCAGCAATACTGAACTATTTCATATTTTTTTGTTTTATATAAATAAGATAAGAGGGCTTTAGCATTTCTGCCAAAGCCCGTCTTAGCTAAACTTGAATCAGTTTGAAATAAAAGCTTCTTCATTACCAAGGAATACCATCGTCTTCTGGAGTATTATCTTGGGCAGGAGGAGTATTTTCAACTTTTTCCTCAGTTTTTGAGGAATTATACTGCTTAGAATTGTCAAACTGATTGGATTCTATGCTATCTGTAAAATAATTTTTTAATACAGTTAGAGCGTACTCTTTTAGCATTCGACCTTCTGCGAAAGTAAATCCAATAATAAAAGATTTTTTAACATTTTCCGCGGAATTGCTTTGATTAAGTGAGAAACTGAATCCTACTTGGCTACCGTCACGCATATATGGAGAAAACTTAAACGTAGTATTCCTCTCCTTAGTTCCGTGGAAGTTTCCAAATTCTCCGTTAGTTTCAATAGCATGAACTAACCCTGCAAGTTCAGTGACGCTGAACTTCGAATATGCCTTCTTGTCAGGCGAAGCTCCCTTGAATGTTCCATTTTTGGTTTCTGGATTCCAAGAGGCTTGGCGAATGAAGTTCACCCATAGGGCCTTCTCCTTCTTATTGTATGAAAAAGAACAGGCAGAGCCGGTGTTCTTCGCATTGGGTTTGTAGAACTGAATCATGTCAGTCGATTTATTTTATGTGTTATGGTTAATGGAGTCAAGCCTTTTTTATTTCGCTTAACTTCATGTAAATTTTTTGATCTTGCACTTTTATAAGGTCTGCAAAAATAGTATCACCCTCCATTTTTTGACCTTTGACTATAACTATACTCCCTTTTGCTGGTAAGGCTCCGTCATTCATATCTCTACATTTTTGTATATTATCATTGTTTTTATTACTAAACATCAATATGGTACAAATGCTAGATTCATCTTTAACTTGTATTTTGAAGTAAGGGGTTCCTTTTTTGCTTTTAGTCGGGCTAAAGGCTTCTTCTACTGTCCCTATGAAGTTGACTGGTGACCTTTGGTCTTTATTTAGGCTATCTTCAACGCTGTCTAGGTGGGAATAGTCTCGATGTACTTGTTTTAAGTTTTTTCCGTGAGTATATCCAAGTAAAGCGTTTTCGTAATACCAGTTTGCAAAATCCTCATTGGCTTTATTTTTATTATAAATATCACGATAGGGTAGAAAATGTTTTTTTATGGTTCCGTAACGAGACTCTTTTATAACGGGCTTGCCTTTCTCATCTTTTATTTCTTCGGTCATCATCTTGACCACGGCCCTTAAATCAAACTCTTTTTGATTGCCAACTTCAAAAGCGCGAGTCTTTTCGCGTTGAGTCAGAAGATTCCATAACTGAGCCTCCGCTACCATATAGCTACGAGGCTTATTAAAAACTCCATCTAATGAGCCAGCTTGTATGAGTGCAGATAATATGCCTACTCCAATCCCCGCTTCGTTAGCG